AAAGGAATTGAGATTCAGAATTGCAACGAATCTCGGATCCAGAACAATTGGATCTCGGATTGCGAATTCGGAATCGAAGTTGTTTCAGAAGGAGAGTTCACAAATGTTGAAGGGAATTGGATAAAGAGTTGCAAGTATGGAATCTTTTCAGAAACCCTGGACAACTGTTTAATTTTAGGAAACACATTAATCTCAAATACTTCCAATGGAATTCATCTCGACGATGCAGACAATTGTATTGTTAAATCTAACCATAGTTTTTCAAATGTAGATGGAATTTATTTAAAGGCTTCTGATAATAATATCGTTATAGGAAATAGATGTTGGAGTAATACAGGCTATGGAATAAACATCTCAGACAATACTTGTGACAAAACTATAATCTCTGGGAATCAATGCTTGGGAAACATAACTGGCGCAATCCAGGACTTAGGAACTAACACATTACCAAACGGAGCGATGGGAACAACAAATCTTGCTCTTGATGATTTGAATATAATCGCATGATAAAATGGCAAATACAAAAATAGATTCGGCGGACTATACGGATTTTTCCTCAAAGGATTATGCAAACACAGCAGCCGCTCAAAGCGCAAGCCTCTATCCAAGTTCTTACAATTGGGCTGCTGCTTCAAGCACAACACAGTTAACCTATCAAAATTCAAATTGGGAAAATCAACTCGGAGCTTACTTGGCTATATCTGAATTAGCAGGAATGATTGACAGGAAAGCTCAATATGTTGTGGGGAAAGGTTACAAAATAAATAAACTTTTCAAAGGAAAAACTCAGAAAGCATTGGACTTAATGAGGGGAAACGGATTGGACACATTCAACCTTATCATGTATAACGCAGTAAAGACTTACACATTGGGTGGTGATTTCTATGCAGAGATTATTAGAAATAAAAGAGGCGACTTGAAAAACTTGAAGCCACTTAATCCAAGCTCTGTTAAAGTTTTCGCAAACAAAAACGGAGCTATTGAAAATTATAAAGTCTATGCCCAGGGAGAAACTATTTCAAAAGGAGAGCCATTCGCAAGAGAAGAAATATTTCACTTGGCATATAATCGAATGGCAGACCAAATTCACGGACAGAGTGTTGCGGACAAACTGGCTCCTGTTCTAAAAATGAGAAGGGAAGCAATGAATGACATGCGAGTTGTGTTTCATAGATATGTTAAACCTCTTTGGATTTTCTCTGTTGACACAGACGACAAAACAGAAATCTCCAATTTCAAAAGCAAAGTTGATTCTACAATTGAGAAAGCAGAAAACCTAATCATTCCTAAGGGAACTGTGGATAAATTTGAAACTTTAAGTATTCCTCAATTCTCGGCTCTTGACCCTATGCCTTGGTTAAAATTATTGCAAACAGAATTGCTAAAAGCTGAAGGCGTTCCTGCTATGGTAATGGGAATTAGTGGAAGTAAAGAGAGTGAATCAAAAATGCTTTATCTTGGATGGCAACAAGTTGTTGAGTTTAACCAATTGTTTTTAGAAGAACAATTGAAAGCTCAAGTTGGAATTGATATCAATTTCGAATTCCCTGCAAACATAGCTCCAGATTTAATAAGTGATGAAAATAAAGATTCGAGTCTGAAGAAAGAAACGGAGGCTTTGGATAGATGATGGGTTTGTTTAGTGAGCAATTGATTGACAAAGGCGTTCTCGGAATCATGATTATTTATTTTATATGGGACAAAAGTTTTATTCAAAAGAAAGTTATCAAAGCAATTGAAAATAACACAATCGCGCTCACAATATTTAGTGATAGATATATTGCAAAAAAATAAGGATGTGGTTTAAATGGCTGAAGAAGAAAATAATAAAGAAGGAGAGGAGAAGGAGGAAGAATCTGAGGAGCAATCCTCAGATGATTCAAAGGCTGAAGATGAGAAAGAAGAAGGAAATCCTATTGATGAAGCTAAAGGAATTCTGGAAGGTATGGTTGAGCAGAATAAAATCTTTGCTAAGAATATAGAGGAAGCAAAAAAAGCTGGAGCAGACTTGATGTTGTCAGGCAGAGCACCAGCAGGCAGAGAAAAAACACAAGCAGATAAAGTTGAAGATTCAGCAAGAACACTGGTTGAAGGAACAGGACTTGAAAGGATGGCAGGATTCAAACTAAAAAAATGAGCATGAAGGAAAAGCTGAAAACTGCTAAGAGGGAAATTAATAAATCTAAACGCAAGTCTTATGGTTGCCAAAAATGTGGGAAGTGTTGCAATCAATTTGTTATTAATGTTAGTGAAGGAAAAGAATCTTTTATTCCAACATTTAAAAAAATCTATGGAACAAACTTTGTTGATGTTAAAGCTATAATTGTAAGAATGGTTGCTCGATGTGAGCATTTAGGAAAAGATAATCTCTGCAAGATATATGATAAAAGACCTCAGCGATGCAGAGATTTTGAATGTGTTAACTCAAAGAGATTGATGGATTAAAACACAGGTAGTTGAGTTAAGCCCTATTGAAAAACTTCTCTTAGATCTAAAATCTCGAAGCGATATTTTAATGATCTAACTTTAATTCTATTAAAAATCAATCCAAGCTCCATATAAAGGTTTTACAGAAAGACTTAAATATTATTTATAATATAGTTTATGTCATGGCAGTTGCAACAATCATTGAATTATTAGGAAAAGAAAAAGGCAGACCTGTGAGATATACAGTGGCTGATGGTGTTGCAATCCCTAAAGGAACTCTCATGAAAGTTATTGAGCCAAGAACAGCTGAAGCAACAGATGGAGATGATAAACCTTTTTGTGGAATTGCTGCTGCTGAAAAAGTTATAAGTGATGGGAGCACAACTCTTGCTTGTTATACTCATGGAATTTTTAAATTAACAAACTCTGCAACCACAGCATTAACTGCTGGAATGCGAGTTCAAATTAAAGCCGCCAACGAAATTGATGTTGTAGATAACGCCACATTGTTTGCTGAAGTTGGAATTGCTTTGCAAGATATTGCAAAGTCAGCAGATGGAGCAGTATTGATTGGAAGCGGTTTATAAAAAGAGGTGAAGGAATATGGCAGATGAAGCAGTTATAATTGAACTTTTGGGTGATAAAGGGAACCCAGTTAGATACACATGTGCAGATGGTGCAACAATTCTGAAAGGGACTTTGTTAAAACTAACAGACAACCGAACAGCAATTGCAACAAGTGCAGACAACGATCCATTTTGTGGCGTTGCGGCACACGAGAAAGTTGCGAATGATGGAGCAACTACAATCTCAGCTTACACATGTGGAATCTTTGATATTAAAGGAAGTGCAGCAATCACCGCTGGAGAAAGAGTTTCTATCTCTGGAGCAAACACCGTGACCAAAGTTGCGGCGGCTGATTTACTATTCTCAGATGTAGGGATATGTCTTGAGACTTCAGCCGGTGCAGAAGTGATGGCTGTTCTTATCGGAGGTGGACAATAATGGCAGATACAACTGGAGAAGCAGACTTAAGAGCAGAGAATGTTGAAAGAATTGTGAAAGGTTTTGCTCTGGGTTTATACAAGATGAAGCAGGTTGTGATGACTCAGCCGAGCACATCATGGAAAGAAACTTATTATCAAGAGGGAAGCTCTGAACTTACTGGTGGGACTGGCTCAGCAGTTAAAGGAATTCCTCGATTAGCAAACTTCCCTTATGGAGAACCTAACTGGACAGAAGCAAGTCGAAGGTTAGAGAAGTATGGAATGGAAGGTGTTGTATCTTGGGAAGACGCGAAGACAAATTCCATTGATGTTATTTCCAGAACTCTTTTGAGAATTGCAAGAGCAGTTGTTAACGCTGTTGATGCGGAAATTTATGCACAGCTCTTGGCTAACAAAGGAAATACAGAAACCATTACTGGTGGCTATGAATGGAACTCTGCGACCTTAGCTAATAGAGACCCAATCCAAGACATCCTGAATGCTATATCTCTTAACTTTGTGGATAATTATGAGATGCTTGATGGAAGCGGATATCTATTGTTAAATCCTGTGGACTATTCTTATTTGATTGGAAACGCAACTGTTAGAAATGTCGGACAATTTTATACAGATGATGTTACACGAAATGGTTTCGTTGGGAAGCTTGTTGGTTTGAATGTGATTGTTTCAAATGTTGTAACATCTGACACTGGAACACTTGTTGTTAAAGGTCAGGAATGCGGGACATGGAAAGAAGCGCAACCTCTAACAGTAGTTACCATCGAAGACCCTGGAATTAAATTCACAATTAGGGCATGGGAAGTCGGGACTACTCAGGTAACAAACCCCAATGCAATTTGTTTGATAACAAACACTGTTGCATAAAGATTCATAATGACAGAAGAAAATAGAAGGAAGATGGCTCAGCTTTTCAAAGAAGGAAAAGCTCCTGAGTTTGAAATCTATGCAGAAGAATTTGCAGACGAGAAACCAAAAGCTCCAGCTAAAAAAGGCGGTAAGAAATAATGGGTGCTGGTGATGTAACTATCTTGGGGCCTTACGCATTAAATGCGGTAGGAATGGCGGCGATGGAAACAGCTGTTGAATTGTTGGCAACAACTGATGGTGCCTCTGATACAAATGCTTTCTTAACAGCGGCGAATGGCAGAGAGTTTTGGTTTGTAAATATCGAGGGAGCTTAATTTTCATAATGACAGAAGCAATATTCCAAGCAATAGCGTGTACTGAATTAGTTGTTGAGAAAATTCTATCAAGTTTTGTTATGGCAACAGGAGACATAACATTAACTGCTGGAAGTTTGAATGTCACAGCTGGAGATGTGAACTGTGCGACCTTGCACTGTGACGCTGGGACAGGAACCTCTGCTGATTCTTGGGTCATGATGGATAAAACAACAGGAGAAATAACAGGAGGTCACAACCCATGTGGAACTGCATCTGCTGGAGGAGCGACTGGAGACAATTGTGATTATTGGTATTCTTTTATGGACATTGATGAAAATGAAATGAAGGTTCCGGCCTGGGACGCATAACATGGCTGAAGCAATATTCCAAGCAATAGCGTGCACAGAATTAACTGTTGCAGAAATTCTATCGAGTGTTACTTTAGCAACTGGAAGCATAACACTTGATACTGGAGACTTGAATGTAACAGCAGGAGATGTCAATTGTGCAACGCTTCATTGCGATGCTGGAACAGGCACAGACAATCATGGATTCTGTAAGATGGATAAGACAACAGGTGCAATCACTGGCGGACATAATGCTTTCGGGACTATAAGTGAAGGTGGAGCGACTGGAGACAATTGTGATTATTGGTATACATTCAATGATAAAGATAACAACGCTGTAAAGATTCCTGCGTTCGATGCATAATTTCTAAATGATAAATCTTTTAAGATCTTAAAACTTAGATCTAAGAAAGATTTCTGTTTGCAAAAAGTGTTATTACTGGATGTGTAGACAGAGGAAATTCTCAATAAAATTGTGTTGCCACTTGATGTAATGAAAACATCTCCTATTAAAAGTTTGCGGAATCATTATAAAAGAAAAAGGAAATATTTCTGAGGGAGAAAGTTAACCCCTCTTGAATCTCTATGGATATCTATTTATTTATTTATGAGTATATAGTATAGTATAGAGTATAGAGATTAATAATATTTATATAGATATTTATACATGGAAATCATTGGAGGTTGCGGACATGAAAAAAGGATATCAATTATATTTATCTATCGATGTTATGAATGAGCTTCAGCTCAAAGGGAAAAATGTTTCTGTGTTAGTTGATGGATTTCTGAGGGACTATGCCAAACTAAAAGTTAAATCGTTGTCTGAGAATCAAGAGGCTGTGAATCAAGAGCTGAATCAATTGAAAGGCAAGATGGTTGAGTTGGAAAAACAGAAGCAGAAGTTAGACAAGAAAAGCAAACCGAGAATCTCATTAAGATTCGAAAGTAAGAAGAATAGAAAAAGGAGATGAATAAAAATGTATTTTAAATTAGATGTTTTGGAAAATAGAGGCTGGAGATTAACAACCAACCTCAAAGATTTTAAATGCGAGAGATGTTCAATTGAGATTTCTGGAGAAATGTATTTCTGTCCAGAGGAAGAAATATTTGTTTGTTTATCCTGTGGCAAGAGAGGCTGGATGCCAAGCGTTTGTTCTATGAGTGACGAGCACGAGCATTTAAAGATTGTAGATGTTGTGACTTTGATTGAAGAAGTCCAGGAAACTTTAACATGATAAAAGTCAGAAAGAAATGGGTTGGAGAAAACCCCACAGAGCAAATCAAATTGGAAAGATTAAGATTCCATCGCAGAAAATCCTATCATTTGGCAAAAGGATTGTCTGATGGAAATAAGAGTCTGTTGGAATATAAAGATGAAATCTGAGCAAGATATTGAAAAAGCCTTTAGAGAAATGGTTTTGAAAAACCTTGAAGATGTTGCTGTTTATAGCTACATTGGAAAGCGAGAAAAAAGCTTAATGAAATATGCGTTCGTTCGTGGCTATCAACAGGCCAAGATTGAAACAGAGGAATAGAAAAACTAAGGATGTGAAAACATGAAATTAAAAGTTAATGCACCAAAAATTGTGGAAGAAGGAAAACACGAAGGCGTAATCATCGCTGTTGATTTCAGGACTGACCCTCACGAATATACAGATTATGTGATTGAATTCGAAGGCGGGAAAAAAATGAAAGCAAGTTATCCAACAGAATTAACTCCTGTGACAGCTCACGGAAAAATGTTGGATAGGTTTGGAGTCAAGATTGAAGTTGGAGAAGAAATTGAAACAGACAAGCTAATTGGAAGGACTTGCACATTTGTAACAATTAATAAGGTCACTAAAAACGGGACATTCGCAGAATGTAACCGAGATAGTCTAAAGCCTGTGACTGCTGAAATAATTGTTTAAAATGTGGATGGGACAAAGCGATCCAATGCTCAAATTAACAGGAGCATTGGTCATCGTTGTGATTTGGTTAGGAACTTGCTATTGGCTGAGAATCCAAAACCACAAAAAAATCCATAACTACTGAAAATGGGAATAGAAAAACTAAGGAGAGTGATGTGGTTTCTCAGAGAGAAATACCCAAATCAAAACAATCGCTTTGAACTTAGGCAGATACGAAGGGCAATCATGGAAGAAGTTGGACTCGATGAAAGGACAATTAAAAACAGCTTGTCTAAACTGCAAGAAACAGGCATGCTCAAGCGTATAGGCAGATGGTGGTTTAAAGATGAAGGTATGGAATATTGACACGCTATCGGAAATGTGGACACCACAATGACAACTCGGTGGAAGCGGAAACTTGTTTCCTTACAGCTCCGCTGACTTCCACTAACTGCGCTTTGATATATTCACGCTGGTTAATTTCACAACCCCTGCTCTCTTTTTTTCCTTTCAGGAAAACCCGGCTTCGCCGTAAAGAGTTGGCAGTTGCAAAATCGTCGTCGTCAATCCCCGCTCCTGTTAGTCGCTCCAAATCCTGTGGTGTCCAGGAAGTAAACCACCCACCCCCTACCCCCTCCCCCTACTATAAAGAATTAATATGTTAGCGAGAGTCCACCCACCACCCCCCCCAATCTACCCTTCCAGAGAGCAGAGATTTTTTATATTTTTGAAAGACAAGTCAATTGGTCGCACGAGAATTCAGGAGTTCCTTAATCGCAAGACTGGGAGAGGGAGAGTTTGCGCTCCGCAGCCGGTGTTGCCTCGCTCCCTTTATTCGCTCCTGACTCGGTTTGCGTTTAAAATTCGTTTAAAATTCGTTTAAAATAATAATCATGGAGGCAAATACAAATGGATAAACAAGAAAAAGAAATGCTTCATGTCGCAAGATGTGAGAGAGTTGAACACATTTACAAGAATGACAGACCACACTCCTTCGAGTTTGGAAAGGCTGGAGCCAGGTTCAAGATCTACTTCGAAGATCTGGCAGACCTGAAACTAAAGATTAAGGATTGCTTCAACGCCAGGAAGTTTGTTAGAGAGATGGAATCTCAGGAGGAACAATGACAGAAGAATTTAGTTTGGCTGGAGATAACTTTCAGATGATAGATGATTGTTTGATTGAGGTAAGGGTTGCAGGTTGTATCTTTCAGATGATAGATGATTGTTTGCTTCTGGAGAAAATAGAATTAGAGTTTTTAAAAGAAGCTAAGAAATATCAGGGACAGAAAAGAGTTTGTAAGATTATGGGTGAGATTGCACATGAAGCAAGATTAAGAATAGAAAGAATTGATAGGTTACTATCAGGAGATAAACTACAATGAAAAAGAAACTATGGTCAAATTACAGAGAGAAATTTGAGTTAGACCTTCAGGACTGGAAGGTTTTGGAAAAGTCGAGCGAAGACGCCCTGAGGAAACAACTCATGGATTTAGAAGTAACCAAAAAGCTAAGGTTTATGGCTAAAGAAAAGATTGTTGAGCATGGAGGGTTAACCTCAGAAGAAGAAGCAGAGAAGCAGAGAGCTGAGGTTGAAGCAGGAGATAAGTTGAAATCAAAGATGAAGGCGAGTTTAGCATAATGAATTTAGATAAATGGCAAAGAGCTGTCCTGGCTCACAAGGGAAACATAGCGCTTAGAGCAGGAAGGCAAGTGGGGAAAAGCACTGTCGTCGCAAAGAAGGCGGCGAAGTTTGCCCTGGAATATGAAGGCTCCAACACTTTAATAATCGGAGCTGCGCAACGGCAAAGTTTTATGCTCTTTGAAAAAGCAAGAGCTGAGGTTGACATCGAACACGATAAAGCTATTCTAAAGGCAGGTGGATATCAACAAGACCCAAAGCTTAGCCAGAAGAAAAACTTAGAACTAAAGAGGGTTTATGACTTCGAGAACGGCATCTACGCTAAGATACCCACACGGACAGAACTCGAATTAAAGAACGGGAGCAAAATCCTTTCGCTCCCTGCTGGAGCGACAGGTCACACTATACGAGGTTTAGCTTTGGATTTACTTATCGGAGATGAAGGAGCCTTTATTCCTGAAGCTGTATGGCTGGCTGTTCGTCCTATGATTGCTGTTTCAAGAAAACTAAGAGGGCTGGGTTGGATTATTCTTTTGTCAACTCCTTTTGGAAAAGGTGGCTACTTCTACGATTGTTGTATGGATGATGACTTCATGCAGTTTCATATATCCTCAGAAGATTGCGACAGGATTCCTAAAGATTTCCTGAGAAAAGAAAAGCGAAGACTATCAAGAATGGAATATGCTCAAGAATATTTGGGCGAATTCGTGGATGAATTCCAGCAATTTTTTCCAAGTGCATTAATAAAAGAAAGGATGACCTTCATGGATTGGAACTTCAAAAATGATTTCAAGAAGGACTGCAAATATTTTCTCGGTGTTGACCTGGCACGATATGGAGCTGATGAAAATGCTTTCGTGGTTGCGGAAATGCAACCAAGTGGATTCATGCGAATTGTTAATATTGAAACAACTGAAAGAATTAATCTTGTGAGAACTACAAATCACATTCTCATAAAGCATGAAAAATATAACTTCAATAGAATTTTTATAGATGATGCAGGAGTCGGCGCCGGAGTTACTGACATGCTGATTGATAAACTCGGAAGAAAAGTTTTGCCTTTAAACAATGCCTGTAAAACTGTAGACCCTGATGGGCATACTGGAAAAATATTCAAAGAGGATTTATATTCTAATGCTTCGATGATGATGGAGGGTGGGAAGGTGGAATTGATAAACAGCATTAAGTTAGCAAGAAGCCTCAGAAGTATGACATTCGAGTATACGGCAAACAAAAATGTTAAGATAAAGGGGAAATATTCTCATTTAGCCGAAGCCTTCGTCCGTGCATGTTGGGCACCAAAAGCGAAAAATTTAAAACTATTCGTCTATTAGCGAAATCATGGCAACTGGAATTCTTTGCAACAATGGGAATGTTATAAAACTTGCTGGAGCAAATGCAAGCGTTGTTTCTACTACGGTTGCATATACGGATGATTATATCAATGGAGCTGAAGGAGTGATTTGCGCCCTTTGCAGATATGATTATGTGACAAACTATGCTTTGCTTACAGATATTGCAAAAGATTTGTTAAGAGAAGCAGCAGCTACCTATTCAGCAATTCAAGTTATTCAATACGATATGAGTGGATACACTTCAAGAATAGAAGCTGAGAACATGATAAACATTCTTTGGGCAAGATGGCAAGAAATAAAAGTAATACTCGAAGACCAAAAATTCTCAACATGGACATTAATATGACACTTAATTTAGGATTTGGAAATAGGCACAACAGAAGCATGTTCTCACACAATAGAAGTTTTGATGAAGGAGTAAAACAAAAAGGGATTCGAGCTGGACAAGCAACTATTGTTGTGGCTCAAGATGGGAGTGGGGACGCAGAAACTATTCAAGAAGGCATTGATTTAATTCCTGATGGTGGCGGTGTTGTCTATGTTAAAGAAGGAACTTATAATCTCACAGCAAAAATTGAGATAACCAAAAGCAATGTTTCTATTGTGGGTGTTGGAAAAGCAAC